AAGCCTTAGTCCCTAAAGGAACTTTTCTTAGTTCCTCGTTTAATCTTTCCGCTTCCTCCTCTAATTGTCCTAGTGAGGTTGTTGCTCCCTTTGCATTTATATCTATTTCTAAAGCTACTTTTTCTGCCATTTTATATTATGTTAAATTGTTGACCATCCCACATTATTGTCACGCTGTCGTTATTGCTGGTTAGTGTATGAGTAGCACTTCCGTCTATAGTAGTAGACAACCCAGTAGCGTCTATAATAGCTTGGTTTTGTGAATGTAATTTTTTAAAGGTCCATATTTTACCAACGTGAGGAAAGTAAGGAAAAGACGTTCCATAAACAGCTGCAAAACTAGCTGTTACATTACCTCCTTGAGTGTCTATTAAATAAGTTTTTATATTTTCATTGGGTATAAAATTAGTATTTACAGTCTCAAAACTTCCACTGCCTTGTATCTCGTCATTTATATACATAACATTAGACTGTGTTACAGTTTGATTATTAGAGTTTATTAATTGAACATTTTGTACTCCTGACTTAACTGTGTTTCCTGACCCTTGTATAATTATATTTCTAGCACTTGAGAAAACATTATTATTAGAACCTGTTACATTTACACCTTGAACATTGCCACTTATATAGTTGTCAGAACCTACAGCATTGACGTCTATATTTCCAACACTATTTCCATTAGTTAAAGTTCCGTTACCTTGTCCAAAAGTTGGGGTTCTTTTACCGCCTAAAGTTTGAGTTCCTCCATGAGATGTCTGAGTGCTACCAGTGAAAACAGTAGCTTCTTTTATTTTAAGAAACTCACATTTAGTAATTGGATTAGATGGGTTGTAATTCTCTACTTTATTTAGTCTAAAATATTGATCCTCAAAATAGTATTGTTTTCTAAAACTTAAATTAGACACATCACTAGGAGTCAAATAAAAATAAGCATTAACTATCTTGGAGTTTGTGTCTGTAATTTCTTCAATAAACTTTTTATAATATTTATTATACATGTTGTTATTACTAAAAGTTATAACATTATTAAAAACATTAGACCAATATATTTCATTAGTTAAATTAAATCCTATGTCTTCTGTTGGTGAATATGGGTCGTTGTACATTCCAGCATAAGGATAGTCTGTTTTTATTGTGTCTCCATTAGAGTCATTGTGTAGCCATTGCTGGTCAGTACTTTTTAAGCCACCCCATTGTAAAATCCTTATATTAGCTTCTGTTCTCTGAACACCATCTTTGTCATCAAACTTTATTATAGTAGGAATTACTCTATCATACCAAGATTGACCAACGCTTGGAGTAGGTGAAAATATAACTTCTGTTTTATGTTCTGCTTTTAAAAAATCATTATTAACAACAAAGTCAGCTTCTCCATAAACCTCATCCCATGTATTGTAATATAAATCATTATAGTAGTCATTATCTTTTTTATATGTATATAAATACTCTTTACTATTTAAAGCACCCATAGGCAAAAACTCTATGTTTTTACTTTTATCTATTTTACTACTCCAATTAATTACATCATTATTGTAAAAATCGTCTCTTGGTTCTATTATTAAATCCTTTTCATTTTGAGGGTTTGGCTGAACATATAGATTAAACATATTTATTAAAGACTTTATAAATTCTCTTTGTTTTATCTTTACTGGAATTGCTGAGTTCATGTCTATAGTACTTCCCTCAACATAAGTAGAGTTAACTACCTCATTATTAAAATAACTGCTTAAAACATTTAAACCAAAAGACCTAGCGTCATATAGATTATTACCTGAATCTTTCCAAAATACATTAGATTGATTTTGATTAAAATTAATGTTATTAAATAATTTTAAATCATTTCCCCTACATTCATATTCTACAATCAATTTAATTTGTTCACCACTATTTAAATAAACATTATTTGCACTAACATAAAATTTATTTGGAGTTGATGTGTTGTTAATATTGTCTATTTCAACATAAGCTGGAGCATTTAAAGAGCCTACATAATATTCGGTTGAGGATGTTGTAGGAGTACTAGAGGTTGTTATAGTTGCGTTTGGATTTACTGGACTACTACTTCCCTGTATTCCAAAAAACTGCTCGTCTATAGTAGATATAAAACCACCGCTTGAATTATATTTATTTAGTTTAATTCTACCATGTATATCAGAAACTAAAGTATATTGACTCCCACTTGTTGGACTTGAACTTGGAGCATTGTAAACACCTTGAACCTGTAGCATGCAATTAACATTATAATAAGCTGCTGAACTAACTGTAAAAACTCCAGTATTATTATTATAAACTCCACCAACATCATAAGACTCAGTTTGGTTTACTATTGTGTCACTTTGAAATGTAGTAGTGTCATCATAGACACCATTAAAAGAACTACTAGAGCCAGTTCCTGTTCCTAAGAATTTTGGATTACTTGCACTGAATATTAAATTATTTATAGCCGATTCTGATAGTTTAAAATCTTTACTAGAAAAAGGAATAATTAAAGTATTGAAGTAACTACTAGTTAAAAAACTAGATGTGTAAGTGTATCCTATTGAGCTAAATATAGCGTCTAAATATTTCTTAACTTTAACCGCTGGAAAAAAGTCAGTAACATTCCAAGTTTCTGAAGATGTTAAACCCCCATAATTAATGTCATAATTAATCATTGGATAACAATAGTCAGTAGTTAAAGGTAAATTCCATGTTCCAAGTTGATTAGCTTTTGTGTAAGTATGATTTAAACTACTTAAGTCTAAGTCTGTTAATTCTTGGTCTTGTAATTCAGTAAAGAAATTTCCTATTCTACCAATAATAACACAACTATAAGTTATTAATCCATCTTTATTATTTACTGATTTTATTTGCAAATATCCGTCTAACTGGACCTCACCATTTACTAAATATATAACATCAGTTCTTAAGTTAGGATTAAATGTTTGTAAGTCTATATTAACGTCAAAGATATGCTCAAAGATTTTATTAATCTTTTTACTAGCTGGCAAAGTAATAGTCTTAGAAAAGTCGGCTTTCCTTTGGTCTGGATTTGCAATGTCAGCAATGTTAAAAGTTAAGTTAGGGTTTAGAGATTCTAACAACTCTACATTTTCTCCATTGATATATAGTTCCTCTTTTACCATTATCCGCTACAGCTTTCACAGTTTTCGTCATCAATATTGCATGTCCTTTCTGGAACTGCTTTATTTTCTAACTCCCTTAACATCTTTTCAAATTCTGTTAATTTTTCTTCCATTAAAATCTCTGTCTAAAATTGTTAATACCAAACTCTAAATTCACTTCTAAATTAAATACTTTGTCTACACTAGAAACCTTTTCTTCCCAATTACCTTCAATGTTTTTAACTGGGATTCTTAATGTTTCTGTAGTTCCTGTAGGTGTTATATACCTATCCATTAAATAAATCTCAGGACTTTCTATAAGTTCTAACAACCAATTATAAGTATTATAGTCAATCCAGTCGGAAGTTAGTTTCATCTTAGGCATTGACTTAGTGTAGTATTGTATTTTTTCTCTATTAGATATAGAGTAGTCTATAGCACCTGTTACGTTTAAATCATTTGGATTAGTTTCAAAAAACTTCCTTTCTATTTCTTCTGTATGTCTTGACACTTTAGTAAAGTTAAAATAATCAAAACCACCTAAACTGTTTAAAAACTCTAGTCTCCTATGTTCAAATCTACATTCTGAGTCTATATTAAAAAAGAATTCTTGAGACGCTCTACCACTAGAGTCAGATAAAAATATTTTATAAGAAACATCCTCATTCCCTAAAATTGGTTGACTACCACTAGTTAAATAAGTAGAGTTAATTTTATTTAGAGTATGTGGAGCAGATGGTATTCTTAAATGTTTAAATGAACTTAATCCAGTTGGTAGAGATAATATTACATCTCTTGTATTGTTTAGAATGTCAAGTATTCGAATATTAATTTCAGTAAAAGGGAAATTTACATGGTCATATAAAGCATATAAATAACCTTCATCTGTTAACATTACTTTTTGATTATAAGAACTAATTAGACTTTCTCCGTTTGGTGAGTTAGTTAAAAACTTTCTATCTACTGTACTTGCTGTATAATTTCTAAAATAGTTTAAAGATTGCCAATCATAGAAATTAACCACGTCTCTTCTATATCTTGGTAAACTACTATTAAAAGTTAGTAAGTCATAAGAAGTGCCAGTAGTAGTGTCTGGGAATGTTACAGTTTGTGGAATGCTAGTAGTTGCCGAACCTGTGTTATAATGTACCCACCCAAATTCCAAAGTAAAATCTTTATAAGAATTACTATTATTTTCTACTGTAGCAATATTAGTTCCATTTAACAAACCTAAATCACTAGATATATAACTCTCCATAATTCCAGACATGTCAAATCTGCCAAAACCTTCTGTAGTTGGAGGAACTTTTAATCTACCTACTGTAGTAGCACCATCCTTGACATCAATTAAATAAGCAAATCCAGTATAGTTTCTAGTAGCGTTTACTGTTTCATATAATACAACCTCTACAGGATTGTATACTGTTCTAAATTGTTGTGGTAGATATTTAATTTCTAAACTCATTTCTTTAATATTTCTTTTAATCCTTTTGCTATTCGCTCTCCAGATACTATTCTAATTTCTGTTTTAAACTTATCAAAAGCTTGACCATAGAAAGTCTCTTGCATACAATTGTCAAAAAAGTATCTAGGTCTAATTCCAGTTTTAGCAATAGAGTTTCTTACTGCATATTCGTTTAATCCTTTACTTTTAGCCCATTGTCTAACATGACTAACCTTAGGACCTTTCTTAAACTGATAAGGACTGTTAGGTGCTTTTATTTCCCATGGCTGTCCTTTTCTATCTCCACTCTTTCTAACTCCTCCAATACCTTTAACACCTTGATTAAGATAGTCGTAATAGTCAGCTAGATATAATGTAGCAACCATTCTAAATCCAAACATTTTAACAGGCATTCTTATAGACTTCTGTAAACTACCTTTATAGACTAACCCCTCTTTTTGAACTGATTGCTGTAAACAATAAACCATATCAGCAGCAATGTTATTAAACACCTGACTCAATGTAGTAGGATTGTCTATTTTAACTTCCTCTAACTGGTCAGCATCAAAACCAAATATGTCTAATTGTTGACTCATCTATGTTTATATTTTTGTCTCATTTCTCTTTGGACCTGTTGTTCCATCTTTTGTTTATCACTATAATAAGCTACTATGTTTAGAGCTTTAGTTATATCCCAGTTTAGTATCTCATCCCATTTGTCTATCCTACTATTAGTCAAATTGTCTAAGGTGTGCCACCATCCCCAGCGTTGACCAAATCCAGTTCCTCCCTTGCTTCCTTCGTCATCTTCTCGGCTTGTTTTATCAAACAAGTTTTTATAGCTTTTGTTAAGTCCTCCGAGTGAGTGTAAAAAAAAACACCTATTGGGTAAGCTATTGTCATTGGCATGTTATTTAGAAAGTTGTCTGCTGTCTTTCTAAGTATCTCACTATCTACGTTAATATGTTTCCAACCAAATAAAGTTTTTTTAACTGGTCTACAAATTGTAGTTAGTATATGGTGTAAGTTGTTAAATATAGCTTCTTCATTATCCTGAGCATTTTGCAGAATCTCCATGCTGTTAATATACTCTCCAAACAATAACTTCTTAGCATCTACTTTAAACTCATACCATTGACCACCAATTTTAAATCTTTTGTCTTTTAATTGTTTAGGAAGTTCTGTCTCTAAGAAACTCATTTTTTTCTTAATAGACTTAAACTGATCTAAACTAATATTCTTTATTACATCTCTTTTCTGTCCTGTTAAGACTGCTAGAATGTTAACTACTCTTTCTATGGGGTTTAGTTTAGAGTTTAATACTGGTCTTAGGTTGATGTAGTTTCCTATTGTAACATCTTCCCACTTTGTTGGGATTGTAATTTCCATAATTCTATATATAACAAATTTTTAAATAATAACAAAACACTAAAATAAATATTTTAATTAAAATAATAAACAACTAAACACCAACTAAAATACTAACTCACAATGGCTGAGAACACTATTTAAATCAATTCTAAGAAACTTAAATACTTTTTATATATGTTTATATACATTGACTAATTATAATGTCTTAAAACTAATATATTCAATTAGCTAGTTTATGAAATAGTATAAATCAATAATAAGATAAATATCTTATCTTATCTTATAGAACCCCATTTGCTCAGCATTTGCATAGCATTTGCTCAGCATTTGCTAATTTCTTTCCTGTAAATAAAAAGGGGTAACGCTCTTTTGCCGACTACCCCAATTTCCAAAACATATAATCTAATGAAGATTTTTGCTTATTCAAATATAGTAAATTATCTAATTGCATACCATCCTCGATTATTTTCTTTTAAGTGTATTAATGCCACGTATCTCAAAGCATCCATTAAATGGTCTTGTCCTATTGGTTTTTGAAGACTATTTCCGTTTTTGTCAGTTGCCCATTTATACATCCTAAACTCTCTTCTAAGATTACTACTATTAACAACATTGATTTTATAGCGTTTAAGAATGTCTATTCCGTTTAGAATACTGTCTCGACCTTTTGTAGCTGGTTTAGCATTTAATCCTAGTCTATATATTTCTTCTATACTTTTAGGCTCTGCTGAATCACATATAACCTCATCTCTTCCAACTATAGGAAGTAAAGCCTCAGCTAAATCCTGGTTAGTCAATTCTCTTTGGTAGAGTATTTCTTTTAAATATAGTTCGTCATCTCGTTTATATACAGCTACACATGCTGAGGGGTCTATACTATACCCAAAGTCTAAGCCATAAGCCACTAACTTACAGTCTGGCATACTATCAACATACTTAACATTCTCGTATATTAAACCACTTATATTTCCATATTCACCAAGACCATAAATCTTCCAGAACTCTTTGTCTGTTTGTTTTAAATACTCTATTTCTTTTATTAGTGACTTAGGTAGAAACGCATTGTTTTTGTAGTTACTTACTATTACCTCAACGTCTCCTACTTCCTTAGAACGCTTTATTTCTAGCTCCTGGTTAATCCATATTTGTTCATCGTCTGGGTTAAAGTCTAGGAATATCTTATTTTCAGTCCTCATTAGTAACTGGAAGAACTCCTGTTTGTATTCTAACTCGTTAGCCTCATTACAGTAAAGTATATTTCTTTTAGCACCTCTCAGCTTTTGTTCGTCATCTGCACCTATAAACTCTACTAACCTTTTGCCATATCTATACTGCTTCTTAGTCTTGTTGTGATCTATTCCAGAATACCAACCCTCAGCCTTTAGAATATCCTCAAAGTCTCTAATTACTGTACCATCTAAATTAGTTCTATATTTCCTAACTGTGGTCCAAACACCTTCATGACAATACTTACTATCCCCATAGTTGCCACTAATTAACCACAATGCACATAATTGATTTAAAGACCAAGTTTTAGAGCTTCTAGTCCCTCCTCTATTTATTACGATTTTAGACTGACTGTCATAATTACGCTCAAATATTTCAGTCGCTTCCACGCTTTATGTTGATGTTTATATTATTGACTGTAGATTCTATCTCTTGTTTGTCAGGTGCATTTAGTCCAAACATCTTAGCTATAGAATCATAAGCACCTCTATAGTCAGAACCCTTGACCATTTCTTTAAGTAAATAGAATTTAGCTTTCTGCTCTTTTGTGAGGTTTTCTTTTGCTGCTAGGTCCATTAGATACTCCCAAGATTTAATCATTTTAAAGTAACCGTCAGCTACTTCCTTTCTAGTTATTTGGAAGGCTTCTGCTTCTTGTTTCTGTAACTCTTTGACTGTTAGTATTATGTTAGTATCTGCTAAGAGCTTACTAGAGTTTACTTTAATAGTGTCCAGACTAGTTGTTTCGCTAACATTATAAGCACGTCTATAAGCCTCTGACGCATTACCAGTGTTGACATACTCCTCAGCAAATTTACGTTGTTTAGGTGTTAGCTTATTCATAGTTTCTCGCTATTGTCTATAACTTGTTTTATAAAGTAGTCTGGAAGTCTCCTCCATTTTCTTTTAGCTTCCATAAACCTAACAAAGTAATTCACAGCTTTACTACCAAACTTAGCTTTTTGCTCTTTTATTTCTTTAGGTGTTAATTTCATTTGAACTCTACTAGGTCCTCAATATTAACTTTAAACTGTTTATAATTACCTTCCTCAGTATGGCTAACTATTGCCAACTTACTATCTAATGATTTTATATAAACTCTTTTATTATTATATGTTAATCTTCTTTTTAACATTTTGTCTTTAAAAGTCTTCTTCGTCATCCAATCCATTTTCTTCGTGTATGTATGCTAATTCTAATATTCTATAATCTGCGTCAAAATCAAAAGTAGTTGTTGCTACTCCATTAATGTCAAAACACTGGTAAACTTCCCCATTCATTTCTGAGTAGAAATAAAGTCCCTCATCATCTATATAATAACCATAGCTAAAATCACTTTTTAGTAGTTCTCTTTCGTTTGGCATTCTTTTTCTTTTTTACTTGTTTAACTTCCTTAGCTTCTTTTTCAGTAAGCCAATTAAATAAGATTTGCATTTGGGATTTTACACAACTATTACAAGCCCAACTCACTTTCATGTCTGGATGTAATTCTTTTAGTATTGGTTCTAAGTTGTTTCTTAAAAAGGATATGTCTACAGAGCCAGGAAAGGCACTTGTTTTGTTATATAGTTTTATAGTTTCTTCTATTGTCATAGCAATCGTCTTTCAATTATACGTAAAATTAACGGTGTTATTAATATTATTGGGTTTAAAGTTATTAAAAAATAAATTAATGATAACCAGAAGGTAATGCAAAAGCTACAGTTAAAAGGCTTATAGTCCCATTTATCTATCAAAGGTCTAGCATAGTCTACCCATGTAGTAGCTATGGTAATTATTACTAATATGTCAACTATAGAATTCATTTAATGTCCATTTTTGTTTTATCTTGTTTGCTAATTCTTTAAACTTATATTGTATTGTATTACGGTGAATGTCGCTTTTCTCAGCTAGACAGTTACGGTTTCCACTACAGATTAATAATTGTTCCATCATTATTTTATCTAAGCCATCTAAAGAGTTTATTAAGTCTTTTAATACTTCATCTTTAAAACAACTATTAGAGTAGGTTTCTATATCTTCTATGCTACTAAATTGACTAGGTAAATAGTATTTAGTTCTGTATTGTCCACGCTCGCTAATTATTTGATATAAGCAAAGTTTATAAACATATTTTTTAATAGAGTTTTCTTTGTCTAATTGTATTATAAAATCTTCACCCTTTTTAAGTAGAATCATAAAAATATCTTGTTTAAAGTCCTCTAACTCTACAACATTGTATTCTCTACCTATCCAAAATATAAAGTTTTCTATTTTCTTAATTAGCTTTCTGTCCATTAATATTCTTTTGTTACGTTGTACATTTCAGACTTAAGAAAACTTATGTTGGTCCTCATTGCATCTATTACCCTATAGCCAGACTCTAACAATCTTCTAAGTTTATACATTTCAGGTACTTCTACATTAGCTTCATTAGTAGCTCTAGCTACAGAAAAACCCTCTTTGACTCTGTCATGTATAACCTTTTCATAGTTTTGATGTGCTTCTGTTCTAATAGTTTCTATATAGTATAGATAGGCAGTCAATTCTTTTAGTTGTTTATTTAAGCTGTTTCCATCAAATACGTCAGTTTGTTTATATTCTTTGATTATTTCAGCTATTTTATTTAGTGTTGATTTCATCTTGTAGTTGTTGTATTGTTAATAATAAATTCATAAAGTCCTCAAATTCTAAACAGGCATAGTCATTTTCAAAGTTCTTAGTAAACACTACAACAGGAGTTTTTCCCATTGGTTTATCATTTCTAGCCTGTTCTAAGGCTTTCCAGATGTTTAGTTTTTCTTGGTTCTTACATTCCCAATGATAGTCAAATAAAACAGAGTCAGGATTGATGTCTATAATGTCTCCTTTTATACTCATTCCGCCACTCATAGGGGTGCGTCTTACATTAGTATCAAACTTTTTATTTAGTTGTTTAGCCACGTCTCTTTCAAAACGCTTGCCCTTTTGATTTGAATTTAAACTCATATTTATTTACTCTGTTTATTTATTTGTTATGCATAATACTAAAATAGTGATTGTTGAACGTTCATTTCTTGAAAATTCATTAATATACTTTTACCAACATCATACATTTGCTTATCACATTTAGGATAGTTTTTTATTATAGGGTATCTAAGTTTTTTAATCATATCTTTTTTAGTTCTTTTGTCAGCATTTATAAAAAAGTATCTGTATTTTATTTTTGGTTTTATCCTTTCTATATTATTCTCCTTTGCCCATTTAGCTATTGCTGTTATTCCTAATCTTTCTGTTATAGTTTTGGGGTGCATTTTTTTACCATCTACAATATATTCGCAGTCGTGTGCTTTATTTCCTCCAGTGTATATCCAATTTGTGCTTTGATAAACTATACCACAATGATTCATGCCACTATCAGCATAACTAACTACAATGTTATTTTTAGGTAGCATATTCAAACTGTTTCCAACTAAAAAAGATGCTGCATTTTTTTGTTTTGTTTGTATTACTAACCTTGTTAGTTCATATACTTTGTAATCACTTTTTACAGGCTCTAAAAAAACATTCTTCTCTATCTGTACTGGTGGTCTGCCATAAACAACAACACCTTCTATTTTGCCTTTAATAATTAACCCATAAGCAAATTGATACATAGGTTTTCTTTTAGCGTAGTGTTTTTCTAAACACCATTTCATAGCTTGTTTATATGTTATTTCTTTTACTTCCATTTAGTTTCTTCGTTAAGAATCCGTACTATGCACAACAAGGTATAAAGTGCATTAAAACGCACCTTATACAATGCGTTGTAAAACATTAAAACGATTTTACAACACAGAATATAAATAATAAATAAAACTACTTATGTAGTAGCTTAAATATTACCGTTACAAATGGTGTCCACTTATATCCTTTTATGTAAATCCTTTGGTAAATTCTTCTTAATCTACCACCTCTTGCGCCATTATTCCAAGTGCCAAAATTTAATGTAATTAGTTTCATATCCATTTTATTTACTCTGTTTATTTATTTGTTATATCTTTTGAAAATGTTTTCTAATAATTTTACCTAACTCAGCGTCATTAGGATATATCCTACACAATAAATTAATACTACCGTCAGTGCTATTATAAGGATGGTTATAGTCTGCGTCCTTTGTTTGTCTATATTTATTTAAAGTCCTTTTCTTCATTTTTATTATTATACTTTTCAATTAATAAACTAAACACACAACCACAAAAAAAAACTGTGATGTGTGATGCTAATATAAGAAAATAAATTTTATCCATTTTTGTTAGATTCTAATTCTGCTTTTTTTAAATTGTGTTTATAGGTAGAAAAGTCTGCTTTTAATATAGCATTTTCTTTGTAAGCTACAGCGTTTTCATATTTAAGTTTAGAAATGTCTTTATAGTTTTGTCTAATTTCGTGCTGTAAATCGTGTATAAGTTCTAGTATATCCATTAAAACTTCTAGTCCTTCCTGTTTTACTTTATTATTAGTCTTTTTTACTTCGGCACTAGCTTTAATAATCATTATATCTAGCTTATTTTTTCTTAACATTACGTCTAATTCATCCATTTTGTATGTGTTTTAGTGGGTTATTTCCTCCAATTGTATAATAACCATTGTAAAAATTAAATCTTAAAGGTTCATCTAATGTAGTAAGTTCTCCACCAGTCATAACATTTTTAACCTTTTGCACATGTAGCTCAGTCATTGTTTTAAATTCTGGGTGATTACCCATTCTATGAATAGCATATACATCGTCCGCCCTATTTATAAACCCCATGCCTCCCTCAATATCACTAGACTTGGGTGGTTGAACATAACCCTCTAAAGTATGTCCAGGCTTGTAGACTCTTCTAGCTGCTTCACTTATTGGATGTGTATTTATATAAACTGTCTTTCCAGTCTTATTACAAAACTCTCTAACATTATTGCAGAATAAATAGTTTCTGTCAAACTGTCCAAGCTTACCTCCTCTTTCTATATTTAAACCAGTGTAAGGGTCTATTAAACATCCGTCTACATTCTCTTTAGCAAATATATTTAAAAGGTCTCCAGCAGTGTATAGCTTTCTATTATCTACAAATTTAAAGTAAGTGTCAATAATTTCTATTTGTTTTTTAATTTCTAACTCAGTTAGGTCCTCAACTTTTTGTCCTGTTAACATTTGAATCATACTAATTTTTAATAGTTCTGGAGAGTTCTCTCCACTCCAAACACACCACTTTAAATTGTTATTCATAGAGTGGCTCAGTAAATACCAAATAAAAAAATAAGTTTTACCAACATTAGGAAAGCCAGAAACGACAACCATTTGACCAGGTTTAAATCTGACATACTTGTCAGTAATTGGACAGCCTATTCCTAAACCTTTTTTAATCTCTCCGTTTTTGTATTTAATAGCGTAGTCTAGTCCGTAACCTTTATTTAGTATCATTGATTGTGCTTAAAAATTTCTTTAATGAGTCTGAGTTTTTGTGTATTGGGTCACTAAATGTAGTTTTTTTCTTTGACTTTTTAGCAGCTTCGACTCGTTTTAAATATTGTTCTTTTCGTTCTTGGTATTGTGTATCTAAAAATTTTATGTTAATTTGGTTGTCCTTTTTTTCTATTATTCCCTCATTAATTAAAACATCTAGAAAATCCTGACCAATTCGTCTAGCCATTTTAATATAGGTCATTGAACAATCTTTGTTCCAGTAGTGAAAACAGGCATCTATAAAAGACCCTTTTTCCTCTTTAGTTAAATACATTATATCACCTCCCAGCCACTGACTAGGAAAGGCTTTAAAATAGGGTAGTTCTTTGCTCAAAATATGCTTTGTTTTTTTGTTCGTATTTGTAAAAAGCTAATAGCTCATTTTCATTTAATGACTCTTCTGAATATAACCTATCAAAAGTAAAGGACACTGGTTTAATGTCCTCTACTTCTTTTTTAGGTTGTATGTAGTCAATATATTTAAAATCCTTTTTCTGAATGTTAAAAGCTTGCACTAAACTAATATAAGTTATTTTATATTTTTTAGCTATTTCAGGCATTGTCATTCCGTTCATTAACATATTTTGTATATCTAACGAACTCAAACCCAATGCTTTCAAGACTCTTGACTCTTTCACGATACTTAAAAGGGTAAGTCATCAGAACTATTAGAAACCTCTGCCACTGGCTTAGTCTCTTTTTGTTCTTCTGGGTTGTATGTGTTAACACTTAAAGACACATCTTTTCCGTATTGGTCAGGCTGGTCTTTTAGGTTTACATTTAATTTAAGATACTTATTCCCTTTATAATCGAAAACATGTTCTTTTACTTTGTCAATATGAACAGTAACAGTCATCCAGTTATCATTCATTTTTTTACCGCCTCCGCAGTAGATTGTTGGTTTTTTATCCATTGTTATTTGTTTTTCTTGTTTATAATCTGGCATCCATTGCCATTCTTTTTTTATCATTTTAAAAGTTTAAGTCTACCCAAAGGCTTTTTAAATAGGACCTACACTCTTCTACTCTGTCATAAATCTTTCTTATGTCCTCTTCATTTCTATAGATTTCAAACACTTTAATTCTATATCTAGAGTCTATATTAGAATATTTATATTTGCTAGCGAACTCTACTAAGTCAGTGCTTTCGTCTCCAAAGTATTCTCTTTGTATTAACTCCTCAGGCGTGTCCATAAGTGTATAAATTAATTTATATCTGTCTATGTCAGTTAAAGCCATATAGCCCTGAGCTTGCCAGTAATAGTCTTTGTTAGGTACACTATTATAGTATAGAGGAAAGCTAAAGCAATCCCAACTATTTTTTACGTCTATTATATATTCATCTAAAATAGCGTCTGGAGTTCCTGTTAAAAAGCCATTTTCAAAAGACTCTTCATTCTTTACTAAACTAGGAATGTCTAATTCTTTAGAAATAAAACCTAAAGACTCTACTTCTACAGCGTTTCCTTTGTCTATATATTTACTAAACACCTCTTTTTTACGGTTGTAAATTTGTTCTTTACTCCACTCCTCTAAATAAGTTTTAGTTGTTTTAGATAGTGTTTCTGTTTTACTTCTAGCGTTGGTCATTATCTTACCAATAGCAGAACATCTTATTTTAAATTCTTTCATCTTATTGGTTTTTAATTGCGTTAGCTACTTCGTCTGCACTTGCTACGTTAGAATCTACACCGATTCCAAAGTTAGCTAAACATCTACCCCAGCTTGAAGTCTCACAGTTTTCTATAAATGAAGTCTTATTAATAAAAGTAGAGTTCTGCTTTTCGTGTGCATGTCCAGAAGCTACTTCTATTCCAGCATCATTTTTAATAGTTGTTTTTATAATTACTCCATTATCATTAATGTGAGTTATTTCTGAGGTCATTGAATATCCTGTAAATTTTTCTCTAAAATATTTAATTCTCTCGTTTACTGTGACATAGGCTTTGCCCTTTATGTCAACTGTTTTTAATTGGTTCATTGTTGTAATTTTTAATTTTGGTTAATATTATTATTAATTGTTTCATCCTCTTTGGATTGTAATTGATAGCTAATTCTTTTAGCTCAATAGATATTTTAACAACCTCAGTTATTAAATTACTAAATCTATTTTGATGGATTTCTAGGTCATTGTCACTAAGTTTGACTCTTTTTAAAATACCTTTGTTCCATTGGACCTGACTTATAATAGCTAGAAGTCTGTCACTTAAAAAGTTGTGTCTTTGGTTAGCTTGCCAGTAGTCCCATTCTTGTTTCTGCCTGTAGTAAAACTCGTATTTATCCATCGTTATAATCCTCCATAAGTTTTAGTATTACCTCAGAGTAGGACTTATGTCCGTTCTCTTTACATTTGTTTTGGAACTTAATTAATGTTTCTAGCTTTTCAGCTGGAACATAAAAAGTTCTAGTAGTATAGTTAATTGTTCTTGACATTTTTTATTTTTTAATTTAACAAATAAAGTTCAATGAGATAGAAGCTACTTAAAGCTCTTATGTTTTCCGTCAGTTTTACTTTGGTTTAAGTGCGGTCAATAGCCACATACGTTTCTCTACTTGCTTCTTAGTTTCCGTCCGATATACCATTTAAGGTAGTAAAGCCACATGCTACGCTTGAGTATGCTATCTTTTTACATTGCCAGTCCCGCCGTCCTATTAATATTTGGGTTACGCTTATAGCCCAATAGATGTTATACGTTGAACATCTTTAATTTATATAGCGTCTCTATTATATAGACTCTCGCCGCTGGTTGCACGTCTTAGTTTCCTGTAAACACAACTTTGTTTACCAACTATCTCAAAGAACTTTCAGCTAATATATGTAATTATATTTATATATACAAAATAAATTAAGAAAACTTTATTAACAAACGATTGTTAAAAAAGGTGAGTTATTCTAGCTATTTGACCAAATTCACTAAATAAAAAAGACTCTATAGCTTTGTTATTTGAACTTTGATAGCCAGAGGTAGCGTGCCACGTGTCAGCTTCGCTGCAAGACATAAGAGACTCCACCCAGAGTCCTGGATATTGCTTACTTATTTTGTGATGTATGTGTTGGGTAAACATGTATCTGTATTTAGTGCTAGACCAGTCTGGACATTCGTCAGCTACTATCATTGGTAACGTGTCAGCCTTAATCTTATGGCCATGACATGAGGATATTAAGTTGTTTTTGTACTTGTAGTATTTACGCATCTGCAAACTAACATCAAAAGTCACATCTTTATTATGTCTAAACCATGCAGCTAATAACTCTGCAACCATCCAACCAACAGTATTGTCGTGGTTGCCAGGCGTAAACATTACGTGAACCTTAGAGACTTGTAACAACATTTCTATTATCTCAACCATCAACCTTTTAGCTATTAGAAAATGGTCTGAGAGTAAACCGTCACTATCTTGACGAGTACCACTAGTTGTAGTCATGTTAAAATTATCTACATGTAATAAGTCTCCTGAGAGTAATAGAATAGTCTTATCTATGTTAAACCCTTGAGACTTTGCTAAACATCCTTTAACGCCTTCTAACGCCCTTGTAACTGCTATTTGATTGTTATACTCCTCACCACTTACAAAAGACCTACACAGCTTTCCTATATGCAGATCACTTGGACACATAAATAATAAATGTCCGTCTGTATATTTCTTATAATTTAGTTTTGGATATTTAGGAGAGTATTCTTTAGCTTCTTTTAATACTTCTTTAGCTAGTTTCTTAAAGTCTTTTTCTGCTGCTTTAGGTTGTTTAAAATATAGACTAGCATTCTTATTCTTAATCCATCCACTGTGCAAAGTCTTAGGGTCTAACCCCTCTTTTTCACATTCGTTAATAGCTCGTCTGTAGTTAGTAATTAATTCTACTTCGTCTTGGTTAAGTCTGTAGCGAGGATTGCCACCGTCTTTCCACCTTTTGTTGTGTGATTTCAATTTGGGTTAGTATTGGTTTTTGTAAATATAATAAAAATATTTAATTTACTTTTTTGAGCTTGTTCCGTAATAGAAAGCAAATATATTACCAATAACAACACCTTCAACCATTCCCATTAAATGTACGAACAGTTCATTGTGTAAAACATTTGGAATATATACAACAGAATAAACTATAAAAACAAAACATAACAAACCAACAACACCTGTTAAATTCATCATCCAGTCATTACGTCCAGCCTTAGCTATTTCTACTTCTCTGCTTCTAGCTGAGTCTCTGTCTGCTACTTCTAGTTTATATAGTTCTATAACTCTATTATGTAATTCTGCTTTTTCTTCTGGTGTTAAATCTGGGTCTTTAGAAATAATGTTTTTTAATATTCCCATAGTACCACTAGAAGGTAAAACATCCCCAATTAAATCTAAGATTTTAGGTGATTTCTCTTTAAGTAATAATCCTATTTTAGTGTCTTTAAGTTTTTTCACTTATAAACTTTTATACTCATTAGTGGCATCAAATGATGGACAGGCTTTATTTGCGAATTGATTATGTGAGTAAATAGTAGACTCTGGAAACATTGCTTTTAATGTTTTAAGCACGTTTAAGAGACTTTCTTTTTGTTTTGGTGTTCTAGTGTCTTTAGGTGTCTTTCCGTCTGCCTCAACACCTCCGCAATAACATAGGCCAATAGAAGTTTTATTTTCTCCTTTTGTATGCGCTCCAGACCTGTCTATGTCTCTACCTTTTTTAATAGTGCCATCTAATTCTACATAAAAATGATAGCCAATATCTGACCAGCCACGCCCTTCGACATGCCATTTCTTAATAGTTTCAACAGGTATGTCTTGACCTTCTCTTGTAGCAGAACAATGAACTATAATTTTATCAATTTTCCTCATCTCTTTTTATTTTTCTATTGACTTTTTTTTTTGCGTTTAGTATTAAACGCTCCTCAACTCTAGCAAGTTTTTCTCTTAGTTGTGTGTTTTCTTGGATTAACACATCAATTCTAGACTCTAAAGAATCTATTTTGTCTTTAAGTTGCATTATGACCTGTGCTTGTAAAGAGTCCTGGCGTTGTTCTCTTTTATCTCCTATGTCTATTTTCTGCTTTATTATGTTCCAAATTTCTTTAATTCCTAAAGCTGAAATTAAAGCTATTAATAAACTGTGGTCATCCATTTTTATACTATTTACCTTGTCCATTATACTTCTTTACATACAATTTAGAGCCTTTAGTGGTAGACGTTTTAGTCTTAGCGTGTATTCCTTTACGCTTTTTCTTAGGCTTGTATTTCTTTAATATTGTAGCTTTTCTCATTCTTCTGGCATTGGCTCACTCCAAGCAGAGGTTGCTAATAATTCAAGAGCTTCTGTTTGGTTCATAACATCTCCTACAGGTACAATTGAACCATTTGAAATAAAACTTGGTGTTACACTATAGCTTAATAAACCTTGAGTGTTTGCTAAATTTCTTCTCATACTTTGTGCAGAGCTTTGCGAAACCTGAGAAAAAAGCACCTTGTCTGTGTTGCTTAAATCTATTACTATATAACTTCTATTATTCATT